CAATAGCAGATGCTCTGTCATTGTCGCTGATCTTATCAACGATGTTTACAATGCCAGGTTCAGGGTTTTGTTGTTCCATAATAACAATTCAGTATAATTTATTTATTAGATGCGGAAGGTTTAGGCATTGACTTTGCTTGCTTAACCTCTCTGTCCGCAGCATTATCAGCAGCAAGTTCGTTTCTTTCCGCAGCATCATCTGCCTGCATACCAGTAATCTCTGGTTGGAAAGCAGTGTTTTGTGCGGTCATCGTATCCAACATATTCTGCTGAGCAGGATCGATAGCAAGACCAGAAGCAATGTCGCCCTTCATCTGTTTATCAATTTCCTTGATATCCTTATCAGTCTGACCGAGGATTTCGCGGCGAACATAATCAACCGAGAAATACTTACCAACAAAAGGATCCATCTGTGTGACAGTCATCATTCTCTGGTTCATCATTTCAATCTTTTTCAGTTCATTGAAATGATTATCAAAGAGATAGTCATACTGGATATGCTCCTTCATGTCATCCCAGTCTTCTGGGGAGATTACTCCCTTGAGGATGAGTTGGGTCTTGAGAATATCGTGGAAGAGTTCACTAAATCTCTTACGAAGTCTTCCGATGAACTTGGTAAACTTGAGTTCGTCACGGAGGACTTCAGTTGTTTTACCGAGGTTAAATCCTTTGTTATCGTCGGTAAGACGAGAAGGAGGAAGGTTGAGAGAATTGTAGAGTTTCTTTTTGAAATACTCAACATCTTTGAGTTCGCCTAGGTTCTGACCACCAGGAAGAGTTGTGATCTCAGTTCCTCTACCACCTTCGCGGCGAGGAAGCCAGAAGTCTTCCAGCATACTCATATGCTTTTTGTCATCACGCATCTCACCAGTCTGTGCGTCATAGACTAGCTTGTTGCGATAGCGAGACATTACATCGCGTAGGTATTGTTCCGCTTTTACTTTGGGAAGATTACCAACGTCAATGTAAAAAATTCTACGCTCGGGTGCGCGTGATAGTCTGTAGATAACAAGTGAATCTTCAATCATTCTGAGTTGATTGAGAGACTTGATTGCCTTATGAAGGAAACCAAGAGTCATTCTTTTGTTTAGATCTTGTAGACCTGAAGGACAGAAAGTAATACTGTCCACTGCCATCTTCACTCCTTGTGACAGAGACATATCACCAACTGGTCCAAGAACACCGCCCTTGTAAAATCCCTTCGGGTTGTAAAGATAGTAGTCAACAAACGTGCCATATTCATACTCAAGTGCCGTGCCTTTGATTGCTGCTTTCGCTAGAGCATCTTTTGGAGAGTTGTCAATTTTTTGACGGACCTTCTTGATCTTCATTGGATCAATATAACGAAGTTCCGTAATTCCTTTCTTGGGATTATCTAGATCGATAACTTTATGGTAGAATAATCTACCGTCGATATACCAAGTTCTGACAATCTCGTGTGCGCGATTGTCAAAGTTCAACAAACGTTTGATATACTCAAACTCATTGCGAATTTTATTTTTTACTCCAGCACCAACTTCGAGATTATCTAAGTTGATTTCCACGGGAGTATCGTGGGCGTCGCTAACAATAAATTCATTAACAACTTCGTCCACCGCACTATCCACCTCGGGGTGGATTGCCATATCACGATAACGACGGATCATCTCAAACTCATTGCGAGCTTGATTATCCGTATCTACATACGTTCCATAATACCCACCAGCGGCGACGGCGATGGGTTCATCAGCAGAAGGAGGGACAGGGGATTGCCCCTTCTGTCCCTCCTTTCTGTTAATCTGGAAGCCAAATAACTGACTCATGATTAAAATACAAACAGTTGAGCGTTCAACTATTTATCACTCTACGCCAATGCTAGAAACGCCATCTCTTGTTCCTGCCGCAGCAGTGAAGTAAGAATACTGCCACTCAACAGTGAATTCTTCGATCTGATCGTTGCTATCATAAGCAAGATCGATAGGAGAAACGTTGGTTGGGAAGCAATACTTGAGAGTGTAGCTTCTAAGAACAGCGCCTTCAGTGCTGGAATCTTTTTCCAGTTGATCAACTCTTAGATCTGCCATGTAACCAGAAGTGGTAGATGGAGTAAAGAGAGGAGCGGTGTTCGCTTCGTGAGTGTTGATGTTGTTTGCCCACTCTTCAAAGAACGCACGGAGTTTGAAATCTTTGTCGTTGAAGAAGGTAGCGGTCCAAGTATCAAAGGTGCGATCACCAGCGATCTTGACTGTTCTACCACGGAAAGGAACTTCGATAACACCTAGGTTTGAACCTGGGAGTGCTGCCGACTTACAAAGAATATTTGTAAGATTTAGATCCTCACCACCTTTCTTGAGTGAATCAGGGAATTGAATGTCCACAAGGAACATGTTGGGCTTTACGCCCTGACCGATAGTTTGTAAAAACTGACTTACGTTAGACAGTGCCATTTGTGTTTACCTCGTTGATTTTTTCTCTATAACTAATTATCATCTACCGACGACTTCAGCGAACGAGACGCCCGTTCTTGTAGCAGTAACTGTAACTGTTACATAGTTGATAGAGCGTGTTGGCTTGAGGTAGAGTTCAGCAACAAACTCGTTTCTGTCGATAACTTCAGGAGTGTTGTTGCTTGTATCGCAAACGACGAGATAGTCAGTTAGACCTCTACGTGCTTGGATTTCCTGTAGGTATGATCCCATCGAAGCAGCAAAAGAACCACGAGTGATGCTATCATTTTGCTCAAAGAGTACGCCTTCAGCAAGTGCTCTTGCTCTCTTCTCAACATTGAGGAAAAGACGGCGAACATTGATACGATCGAATGCGCTAGGTGAAGCAAGACCAGTCTTGTCTCCAAATAGAACAGGACCAGAACCAGGAAGCGAAACGATTGGGTTGATTCTATTGGTATAGAGATCATCGCGCTGTGCCTTGTTGGGATTGAACGCTAGTTTTACAACGTTCTGAAGACCACCACGATTTAGACCTGCTGGTGAGAACCAGTCATCTAGAGATGCCGAAGTTGAAACACAAACACCAGCAACATCAGCGTTACAACCAACATAACGATATTTGTCGTTAAAGCGGTCATAAGTATACTTGACACCGCTATCTAGAACGACATAGGAAGAAGATGAGATGTTGTCAAAGAATGCGATTGTGTTTGCTAGTTGGGTTGCTGGAGTTAGAGCAACACCACCTGCGGTTGCCACCTGAGTTCCAGTCCAAGGTGAGATGAATGCAATACAATCCTTTCTGCTATTAGCAACAGCAGCAACTGCTTGTGCCTTAGCGATTGTATCGTTCTCATTAGCACCGTCACCACCCATTAGAACAAAATCAATAGTGGTCTGTTCAGTATCTAGGAACTCGTCATATGCTGCTTGGATTTCGCCAGCAGAATATGCGTAATCATCTGTGCCACCTGATAGAGCACCACCTGCGGTAGGTAGAATTCTTGCTAGAGCAAGAGGAGCAGCAGAAGTAGCACCATAAGATGCCGCAGCAGCACCAGGATCTTCTCCAACTGTTGTTACTTCAGCAGTGCCAAGACCAGCACCAGCATAAATGTAACGTGAATACTCATTGACGTAATCTTTCCAGTAAGATGAAGCACCTTCTGGAGTCTTAGCATCAGTTAGTTTTGAGAGATAAGTCATTCTCTCAACAACTGTATTTGTGCTCTCGTCAACAACAGCAACGTGAACTTCGTCATATGAGAGATGACGCTCGGATGCAAAAGCAGAAGTGCCAGGACGTGGAGCGATTGACTTGTATGTTAGACCAGTTGAACCGATTGCTTGTGAATTGTAATCCCAAGCAGTTGCGGTATCACCAGCAGCGGGAGTAGGAGCAGCAGAACCTTGAACGATAGAAAAGCTATTAGCATTAATAACTTCATAAACTTCATGTCCTACAGAAGCATCATCGGTGTATGTGCCGCCAACTGATAGTCCGTGACCAGTCTTGCTGATAACCCAATCAGCACCACGGTCAACGATTACAACGCGAAGGTTATTGCCTTCAGTACCAGCGTAGCGAGCAGCAAACTTCTCGGAAGTTACGCCAGCATCAAAAGCATCCTTATCACCGATAAGAACACCAGATCCAGATTCGGTTGCGTTTACAACCGCAGTAGCAGCACGAACAACTGCTAGTTGTCCACCGTAACGGAGGAACTCGGCAGCAACCAACCAGTCAGCAGCATTTGCCTCAGCTGGTGTACCGAACGTGTCGATAAGTTCTCTTTCAGAACCAATGTTTACAATTTTGCCTACGGGTCCAGTGCGGAAAGATGAAGCAAAAGCAGCGCGAATAGCGGTAGCTCCTACAACGACAGCATTGGAGTAATCACGTTCTCTAATAACAACACCAGGCGAGACTTGACTTGCCATGTATTTTACCTCTTTAGATATCAAATTTATCTGTAAGTATTTAGATTTTTGAATCCTTCAGAGGTGGTGAACAGTGCGTGAACTACCAGTCTGGATATCCCCAATCCGAGAATGGATCACGCTTCTTCCTACTATCTATTACTCTTTTGACTGTACATTCCTTACACTCGTAAGCATATGCTGACGGATG